ATGTCGCCCTCGAAGCGCGGGGTGCCGGCGGTGCGGGCATCCTCGCCGCGTCGCAGGCGGCCGGGTGGTGGAAGGCCGACCCGACCGAGCAACTGCGCAACTACTCCTCGTGGGTGTACGCGGCGGTGAACGCCATCGCCCAAGAGGTGGCGAAGCAGCGGCCCTACCTCTACGTGAATACCGGCCAGGCCGAGCATGAGCAAACTCCGTTGCCGCATACGCACCCGCTCTGCCGGCTGCTTCAACAGCCCAACCCGTGGCTGACGCCGTGGGAAATGTGGTACCTCACGGTCGTGTACCTCGAACTGACGGGCAACTGCTTCTGGTATGTCGCGCCGCGCAAGGCGATCACGGCGAACTACTCGATCCCCGGCGAAATCTGGATCGTGCCGACGCCGTGGGTACGGATCGTGCCCGACAGCACGAACTTCGTGAAGGGGTATGAGATCGCCGCGCCGGGCCGACCGGCCGAGACGTTCGCCCCCGAGGAAATCCTCCACCTGAAGTACCCGAACCCGCTCGACACGCACTACGGCCTCTCGCCCTTACAAGCCAACGCGCTCACAGTCGATGCCAACACGGAACTGTTGAAGAGCCGATACCAGACCTTCCTCGCAGGCCCGCGGCCCGGCGTGGTGCTGCAAACCGATCAGTCGCTGAGCGAAGACACGGTGAAGCGGCTCGAAGAGAAGATCGAACAGAAGTACGCGGGTCGCGTGCAATGGCATCGGCCGATGGTGCTGGAACAAGGGTTGAAGGCATCGCCGTGGACGCTGACGCCGGCCGAGATGGACTTCCTCAATTCATCGAAGATGACCCGCGATGAAATCCTGGCACTGTTCCGCGTGCCGGGGCCGATCACCGGGTTGGTGGAGAGCATCGGCCTCGGGGCCGGCATCTGGGACGGCGCCCGCGTGATGTTCTGCGAAGGAACGATCCAACCGAAGTTGGAACTGATCGCCCAGGCGCTGACGCGCGACCTGGCTTCGCGGTTCGGGCCGGATGTAGCGATCTCCTTCCCCGATTGCTCGCCGCGGGTGCAGGAGTCCCGCCGCAAGGACGACGAGATCGACGCGAAACTCGGGCTTCGAACTTACAACGAAATCCGCAAGGGCCGGGGATTGAAGCCCATCGCGGATGCCAAATTCGACTCGCCCATTCTGCCCGGTTCATCGTGAAAGCGCGTTGAACCGCCAAGACGCAGAGGCGCCAAGAAAACCAAATCAATGGTTCAAAACCATTCTTCCTCTTCTCGGCGCCTCTGCGCCTTGGCGGTTCAAATTCTCTGAAATTCCGAGGTGACTTATGCCCGCGTTTCTCCGAGCCGATCCCAAAGCGACGACGCTGCACATCGACCCCGCGAAGATGCTGATCCGCAGCGTCATCAGCACCATCGACGCCGACCGCTCCGGCGATGTAGTCGTGCCTTCGGGCCTTCGCAATGTCGAGGAGTACATGCTGAACCCGGTGGTGCTCTGGGCGCACAACCGCAGCAGCGTGCCGCCCATCGGCACCTGCGAATGGCTCGACGTGCAACCGAGCCGCGTCGTCGCCGAGACCAAGTTCGCCCAGAACGTGCCCTTCGCCGAGGACGTGTTCAAGCTCTACGAGCAGGGCATCCTGCGCGGGTGGTCGATCGGCTTCGTGCCGCGCAAAAGCGCGAAGCGCCAATTGAAGGACGGCCGCCTCGGCGTGCGGATCGAGGAGTGGGATTTGTTCGAGTATTCCGCCGTGCCGATTCCGGAGAACCCCGGCGCCCTGACGGTGGCCTTGCAGAAGGGCATCGTGACGAACGCCGCACTGTACGAATGGCTGCGCACCATCCCCGACGACCCCGGCGGCAGAGTCTGGCGCGCCCAGCCGACGGACGTGCTGAGCGAGTTGGTGTTTTGATTGTTTGAACCGCCAACGCGCCAAGACGCCAAGAAGATCAAACCCGAATTTTTCCAATGTTGTTTCTTCTCTGCGTCTTGGCGCCTTGGCGGTTCGTTGCTTCTCTGTTCCGGTTTCCCCTTTCAGGAGTGTTCCCATGACTGCGACCGCGACCATCGAAAGCAAGTTCCAGACCCGCGACGAACTCGTGCAGTTCATCGACGACCGCGCCAGCACTGCCGTGGAGAAGGCCGTGCAATCCGCCGGGCGCGTCGAGCGCCGCGTGCCGTGGGCCACGAGCGGCCCGGTGGGGCAGGATTCGGCCGGCTACTCGGTGCTGAAGGCCGCCGCCTACGCGCTCGGCTTCGTCGGCCCCGATCAGGCGAAGGAGGAGATCCACACGCACCACCAACTCCGCGACCTCTACGCCGGGTACGGCTTCCTGCCGCACCACGGGGCGCAATCGTTCCTGGTGCCGCTGGCTTCCGCGCACCTGCCGGTGTTCGAGCCACAGGGTCAACGACTTCAGAATGAACTCCATCAGAAGATGACCGCGCAGGCCGGTCGCTTCGACCCGGATGAAGCCGATTGGATCGCCCGCAAGGGCGGCGTGCGCATGAAGGCGCTCGGCACGGTGAACGACTCTGCTGGCGGCAGCCTCGTGAGCCTGCCGATGCTCGGCGAACTGATCGACCTGCAGCGCAACCTCGAAGCCTTCGCCCGCGCCGGATCGCAGGAGATCGCGCTGCCGCCCAACGGCCGCGTGCAGTTCCCGCGCCTGAGCGGCGGTTCCACCGCGTACTGGGTTGGCGAGGGCAATGCCATCACCGAGAGCCAGCCGACGACCGGCAACCTCGACCTGCAAGGGAAGAAGCTCGGCGTGCTGGTGAAGATCAACAACGAACTTCTGCGGTTCGCCTCGCCGAGTGCCGAAGGTTTGATCCGTTTCGACATGGCCCGCTCCGCCGCGCTGAAAGCGGATCAGGCAATGCTCGACGGCACCGGCGGTCTGCAAATCAAGGGGCTGACGACCTACTCCGGCATCACGAGCCACACCGCCGGGATCGAAGGGGCCGATGGCGATACCTTCCAGCCGGAAGACGTTGCCAAGATGGAAGGCGAACTGCCCGAAGCCGTGGACGCCCCGACCGCGTGGCTGATGCGCAAGGGAATGTTCTCGGCGCTGATGAACCGCCGCGTCGATCAGTTCGAGGCCGACGACGCACGCGGGCCGTTCCTCTTCCGCAGCGCGCAGTCGATGGCGAGCGCCCCGCCCGCCGAACTCTACGGCACGCGGGTGGTGCGTTCGGCGCAGGTGTCGAACTCCCGCACCAAGGGAGGCGGCACCGATCTCACCTACATCCTGCTCGGCTACTTCCCGGACTGGATCGTCGCCCGGCTCGGCGTGATGGAGTTCCTCGCCAGCGGCCACGGCGATACCGCGCTTCAGAACGACATGACCTACCTCCGCGGAATCCAGCACATCGACGCCGGCCCGCGCAACCCCGCCAGCTTCATCCTCTGCGACAAACTCGTGGAAGCGTAACCATGATGAATTTTCGCCGCGAGTGAAACGAGCGGTGAGGGTTGGCCATCGCCCACCGCTCGTTTCACTCGCGGCGAATGCGAACAATCCCCATTCCGACTTTCCCCATTCCCAACAGGAGCCTTCCCATGTCCTCAGCATTGCACGACATTCCCTCCACCGCCTCGTTCGGTTCGCTCATCCTCCCGACCGCGGCCACGGCCTCCGGCACCGGCTCGGCGCTCGGTTCGCTTTCCGGCGACGGCCCCGAGTTCGCCCTGGTGCAGATCGGCACCCCGAGCAGCGGCGCCACCATCGCCGTGAGTATCGAGGAATCGAGCGACCTCAGCACTTGGACGGCCATCGCCGGCGCGACCACCGGCACCAAGAGCGCGGCCGCGACCGTCGCATTGCCGTATCAGCGGACCAAAACCTACGTCCGGGCCCGGCTCGTCGTCGCGGGCAGCAGCCCGAGCATCCCGGTGGCGGTCGCCTGCGGGCAACAGAAGAAGCTGTGGTGAGCATTGGAAATTGAAGATTGAAAATTGAAGATTGGGAATCAACACCTCAATCTTCAATTTTCAATCTTCAATCTAAAATCGTCCAATCACTTTTCAAATGAATTGGAGGTGACCGGTGTCTCTCGAAACCCTCGAAAACGTGAAGCTCTCGCTCGCCATCGCCACCGATGGCGATGAGGATGACGGCCTGCTCACGCAACTCCAGAAGGCCGCGGACGGCTACATCGAAGCCCACTGCGGCCGCAACTTCCGCGGCGGCACCTTCACCGAGTTCCACCCCGGCGGCGGGTCGCTCGTCTTCTTGCGCAACTATCCGGTGAGTGCGATCACGCAATTGCGCGTCGATGAAGCGGGCGAATTCGACGACGACACCGAGATGCCGGCGAGCGAA